GTCGAGGCTTCAAGCTCATCTTCTGATTGTTGGTTACGCTCCAAGGAGATGACACAGTCAGACAACTGAGCAATAGATTGTGAGCCTCTAAGATGATTAAGCCCTGTCTCTATTCCGTTCTCATGTCCACGGTTGCCATCTACTCTGCGGAGGTGTGACACTAGGATCATACCGCACCCTGTCTCTTCAACCATCGTGCGTAGTCGATGCATTATCTGATCAATACCTTTACGCTCATCTTGCTCTAGCGTAGAGAGAACTAACATATGCAAGTGATCAATAACAACCCACTTACAATCTAATCCAATGATCATGTACCGTAACTTGCTAAAGATATCATCTAAGTTATTGACACCGTGATGAGCGTGTATCCAAACGCGACCTGCGTTCTCGCCCATGAAGACCTTCTCGTAAGTGCTGTCCAGTATCTCATCACCTATCTCCTGCTTAACGCTATCTAGATGTAGCTTTGCGTTAGCCTCAACAGCCATGATACCTTCGGCAGTACGCGACCAGTTCTCTTCAAGAGCGATCACGCCTACGTTATCTTCGGTGTTGTTGATCAGCCAGTGTTCCAGTTCTCTTGTGACACTGGACTTACCTAGACCTGTACCGCCTGTCAAAGTAACAAGCTCGCCTGCTCTCAAGCCTTCAAGCTTCTTATTCAGGCCGTGCCAAGGGTAAGGTATAGCTGTCTTCCGTTCAGTTCGTAGCTTCTTATACGCTTCAAACTGATCTGTTAGATTCATAACGCCCGAAGGCGTGTAGAGTTTAGCGTCCCAGAAACAGGACACGTAGGTAGAATGCTTACCGTTTCTAAGCATGTCGTTAGCATCTTTAAAGTCAGTGGGCATGTTAAGAATCTTAGCTTTTCCGGGGGTAAATAACTTAGCCACGGCTCTCGCTGATTCTTGTCCCACCTTGTCGTTGTCAAAGTTAATTACAATAGCCCCGAAGGATTCAAGGAACTCTAGGTTCTGCTTAACATCCCCGATACCTCCGGCTGCTCCTGACTTAACTGAAACTACGGGCCACTTACTTCCCAACAACTCATAAGCGGCCATAGCATCACACTCGCCTTCTGTTAAAGTTATAAACTTACCACCTGCCTTGAACAGATTCTCTCCAAATAGCCCTACCTCCTTTGCATTCCCTGTCCAACCAAAGTCCTTATTCTGCCTACGAACTTTAGTACCTGCTAATTCATGTCCATTGTAGTAAGGGTAGTAGTGCTTATCAATCTTGCCGCTTGAAGTAAGCGTTGACTTAACGCCATACTTCTTGGCTGTCGCTAAACTTATCTTGCGATCAGTCAGTTCATGGAAACCTGCGGCATGTTTATTAGTAGAGAAATCATCGTTCATCTTGCTGTTCCTTCTATGCGTATCAAACTCTAGCACCGTGTCGGGCTTGTCTTCTGCACCTGCCGCGTAATAGTTTGGGTAGTGCTTCCTGCAACTAAAGCAGTATCCAGAGTCATCATCATTGACTGACACTGGATCACTGCCACCGCATTCGTGACAGGGTAAGTGGTATTTAACAAAAGGCATACGCCTTACTCCTCAGTTGCTTCAACTTCCTCTGTTGCTATCGCCTCTTCCGTGAGATGGTTAGTTTTAAGATCATCAATTAGCTGAACCGTTGCCGCTTTCATTAAGCCCATAGTTAATGCGGCTTCTTTCAATGCGTTGTCAGCTTGCATCAAGTGAGCTAAGATGTCGTTGCCCTCCGCAGAAAGCAACTCCGTGTCATAGTTCACTTCATCAACTGTAATCGTACCCATTAAAGTTCTTCCTCCATATCATTATCATCCAATGCATCGAACTCTGCACCATCAGGTATCCCTATTTCAATTAGATCGAGAACCTGCATAGCTTGGAAGTCCAATCCCTTAAAGGTAGTACCCTTCCATTCGGATGACCACTCCTTGTACTGCACCTTAACTGCCGACCCATTACCCACACGCGCATCCAGAGGATTCTTAAACTTATCCACTAGCTTTGGTGCAGATCGAACCATGCCGTTAGGGCCATTCACCTTACGCTTAACAACTACCGCAGGGCCTTCATCCATCTGCTTGATGGTGAAACCGCGTGACTTAAAGTCTTCGGCAACGTCTTCAGCCACAACGAGGTTGACTGTATACACTGGCTCAAACGTAGTGTTAGGTGTAGTTACTGCTGCCCAGTAGGCAGTGCCTTGTAGTATTGCCATGTTACTTTCCTTCTGTTGGTTTAAAAAATGTTATGTGGATGTTACCACAATTAATATTGGAATGCAACTTTATTTGTTGCCGTCCATATCTCCTTCCTTGACAAAGATACCATCTATCATCTTGCCCTTGCGATCCTTGATGTCATTGTAAGCATGATTTAAACAGCCAGTAACCGTCAAACCATTACGGACTATGATGTTGATTAACACAACCATGATGTCTCCAATGTCATCAATAGGTGACTGCTCCTTACAAATACTATCGGACAGTTCACCAACTTCCTGTATAAGTTTAAGCACTTGATCCTTGTCGCTCGAACCATGAATAAGGTTACGGGCTAAGTGCCATGAAACTACCTGCTGTATTGCATGTTTAATATGAACTTCTTCTTGCATCATTCGCTCTCCCCCATCTTATAAATGTTGCCGTGCATTGTAGCGTACTGCTCAATAGCATCTTCAACAGCACTACGCTCATTCCGATCTACAAACTGTAGACTTTCTGTTGCCGAAACAGGATACCCTATTGCTTGAACAAACGCCCTGAAATGCTCAAGAAGATCCTGTCTGTTCAAGTCCTGATCATAGATAGAGAACTCTACTGCTGCATCACTAGCTTCATCATCTAAAAAATCATACGGGTTCGCTTTTAAAACTATATAAGGCGTATCTCTAATCATCACTTCTTCCTCATGCTAACCACTGTGTCGTACTCAGTGCTGTCGATTATGAATTTAATTACAGCTTGCTCTCTGACATTATACATTGAACATGCTGTACTGAGTGGAACCTTTCCCTCTACTACATCTGTTGCGGCCTTCGCTGTTGCTATAGCTTCGGCACTAGGATTACCTGACATGCTTTCTGCAAACATACATCACCTCATGTTAATAAAAGTAATACAACTGTTAGGACATAGAAGATACCAAAGATCACAATGAATCTAGCGATCCTTACCTTCACGGGTGGTGCGGGATATTGCTCCAACACATTAGTCTTCACCCACTCTACCATCGCGGGGAAGATCCCGCTTAGAATTTCCTTTACTTTCTTGATCATCTTTTAACTCCTTAAATTTCTTTCTGAATATAGCATCGAAGTTACTGTTGAACTTGTCAGCATTAGTCTTACGTTGTCTATCTCCTTTGCCACCATGCGTAGCATTACTCATAGTTGCACCTACCTTGAAGGGATTTCAAGTTTCTTAGGTATCCATTCAAAGTGACCTGTCTTTGGCGAGAACCTAGCGCACTCAGTTTGAGCAGCATCATAACTCCAATTGTTCTGGACTGATATTGCCATCAGCATTGAACCACCCAACAGACCGAAAGAAAAGGCAATCACTGCTAAACCTATATTAAAATTAGATGTATCAGGCATCTTCATTCTCCTTAACTATTGCCGGATGTTCCCGCTGTAAGCGAAGCCAGTCTTCTCTGCTTGGAGAAGGTGGTGACAGACTAGAATCACTCACCATATGTAGATCAAAGTGTATACTGATCTCATCATACAGTGCTTCCATAGACTCTACCTCATCGCAGTTTGGCTCAAAGCCTTGTATTGATTCTAATGCCTGTGCATTGATCGAGACATCTCGTAACATCATATAGAAATAATCTTTACGTTCACTCATCATTAATCCTCTGGTAAGAAACACTGTCCAAATGTTATAACACAGAAAGGCAAACAAATTACTGCGCCTTCAAACTGTGCCGCCTCATACTTATCACTGTCTGCTATTGTAATCCATACTGCTCTGCTATCAGTAAACTCTAAGTCAATACCTACACCGTTCCGCAGATTGAAACTCAGGTGATAGTCTCCAAAGTTCTTAGTCATACTACTTTCCTTTTATTAAAGTTATTGATGTACTCACCAACAGTTAGGTCAGATGATTCTATTTTAGATGTAACTGCCACCCATTCCTTGACACTCCACTTAGCTTTCTCACCTGCCACAATGTCTAGCACTGCATCTTGTAGCTGACTAGGTTTGTCTAGAATATAGCGCACCTTTCGATGCGCCAGTGAATCTATACTAAAAGGTTTCGAGGGTATCTGCATACTAAGCCGCCTTCATAAAGTAATTACTTTGAACAGCCTGACGTACTGTCTGCTGTCTGTCGTTCTGGATAGACGCAATGTTAGCTTGGCTTGTATCCCGCGAAGCACTTGCATGAGTTGACCAGTCAGTCAGTGCATTGTACACCGCCCAGTAGTTATGTCCAAGGCGTTTAGAATATACATTCTTATATATATTCCAGATGTATTCTAGTTGAAGGTTACGTCTAGGCATCTCAGCTATGCTACTTTCTATATGGACTTGGTTGTTTGTGCCGTCCAACAGACCTGACGTAGCCGTCCCACACTTCAACGCCTCTGCAAAGAACCTGAAGGCAGTCTCCATGTTGCAGTCTGTACCGTGCCACTTCTGCCAGAGGTCACGCTCATTGTGAAAGACCCCCAAAGACTTGGTGATAATCCTACCGCCCCGCTCAATGTCTAGTGACTGAGTGTGCTTGGCTTTATATACAGCCACCTCACCGCCCACAAAGACCTGAAGATTGGTACACGCCATCTGTATTGCCGCCGCACTGATCATCAACGGCCATGTGCCATCGGTAGATGAGATAGATAACAGGCTCAGAGATGCGCTGTCACCGTCACTGGTGGTGTAGGTATGCTCTGGCAAAGTGTACTTGACGAACACACGCGCCCCGTTATGAGATGTCCTGATTGTTTCCTGCATGTTATTAATAGACAGGTCAGACCGCTCAATGATATTGCGGGTAACATCAATCAGATGCTTCGGTGCAACAGGTGCATACTTGTGGCCGTGAATACCTAACTCAGCCCCAGTATCGGTGCGATAGATAACAGACTTGGAGCTTTGATAGTTTACATACGCCCCCTCCCCTAGATTATACATCAAAGGCGTGACACCTATATCAAAGTCGGCTGATCCATAACCTCCATCTCTTATGGCTGTGAGTGCTGTGTTGTTTGCAAACATCGGTGTAATATTAT